CCCAGTTATTACAATGGTAGTTCGGGCTTCGGAGATTACCAAGAGGTTAATATTCGATTTCCTATTAATTCAACGAATGTCAGAGTACGTATATGGTCCGGATCAGTCAGTACAAATCAACCTATTCGCGACTCAAATGTACGGAAATGTGGAGACACTTCTAATGTATCATACCCGTAAGCCATTGAAGAAGGTACTTAAGGGGGCAGAAGAGAATGCTTGGAATAAGAGGATAAAAGAGATATGGAAGAAATTCCAAAAGGGTACAGAGAAGGAATTCTCTTCATTCAAGGTATTCTTTAGAAGTTTTAAAGTGCTCAGACCAGATTTATATGAAGAAACATATAAATCAATGAAAGCAAAAGAATTACTTCTTGAATACGAAGATATTGAATATCCCGAGAATGTAATTTCTTACTCTCAACGTAAAGCCTATAAGAAGAAACTTTTAAAACAAAAGAACAACAATGGAAGCTAGGGAATTTTTAAATCAGAAGCGGATAGGATTAGTAAACAAATTCTATTACCAAGTTTTAGAGATTAAAAAGAACGGTGCAGAACCAGATATACCCTTGTTAATGAAAGAGGTAGAGGATTTCGATAATTTTGTATTTCGCTACTGGCATATGACCTGGGTTAATTCTACAATGTCATACAGTTAAATATTTATATAATATGAGGATATATTCTAACAGTTTTGAGTTAATGTCCGAAATGGGCAGAGAACTCAATAGTTATGGTCAACTTGTAAAACCAAAGACCTATCAAAATAAAGTCATTGAAGGTAATGAGGATTTTATTACTAAAGAACTCATTTGCCAACAATATTGTTTAACTTCACTTGGAGACCCAATATGGTTATTCGTATTCTCTCATTCAAAGGAATGGGCAGATGCCGAGTTTAAAGAAAGAATTGGTTGGTATGATTTAAATCCAGGTAAAGCTTGGGAATTGAGAAAAGATTTATGGGAACAGTTTTTGGTGAATGGTAAGTTTGATTACACCTACCCAGAGCGTATTTGGAACTTGTTAGACATTTATGGTAGTACTTCTTTTAACTGTGATTCAGCAATGCAATCAGTTATTGAACTTCTTAAGAGGGATAATGATACTCGTAAAGCAGTACTCCCTATATTCCATGGTACAGATTTAAGATTCCTTGATGGAAGTAAACGTATACCTTGCTCAATGTATTATGATTTCCTTATCCGTCAGAATGGTAAAGGAGAGAAGGTATTACATATTTGCTATCATCAAAGAAGTTCGGACTTTGTACAACATTTCGGTAATGATGTATATCTTGCATGGAGACTCATGCAATATGTAGCTAAAGAGGTAGGAGTAAAACCGGGTTATCTGTATCACACAATCGATTCTCTTCATGCTTATAAGAAAGATTGGACATCATTAGCATCTAATCTGGAAGACTTACAAGAGAAATACTAATAATGAGGGATGTATCTACTACTGGTGGGTATGTCCCTTTTTCTATTTTAAAATATATGAAGAAAAAACATGTATCATCTTTTCCAGTAATCTTGCGTAAAAGGTTCATGGATAATATACCTGGATTTTCTGGTTATTATGTTTCTAAACGAGGTCGGGTATATACCAGAAGAAGAGTTGGATTAGGTAGAAAATCTAAAACTGGTGTTGGAGATTTAAACAGAGTGGGTTATTGGAGGGAATTAACTAGAATAACTAACCATAAGGGATATTATAGGTTAGTAATACAGGATGATTTCCGTAAAAGACATTATGTACAAGTGTCTAGGTTGGTAGCTTTAGCTTATATACCTAACCCATTAAATAAACCATTTGTATGTCATAAAGATAATAACCCTAAGAATAATTTTTATAAAAATCTTTACTGGGGTACTCAATCTGAGAATATTCAACAATGTGTTAAAGATGGGAGACATCAATCATGCAAACTAGATATGTAATTATTAAGAACAAACGTATGCTTAAAAAAGTTATTGAACTATGTAAGTATACCGGATATGCCAGTGTGGATTATGAAACTGATGGTTCACCCATATATAATAGGGGTTTTAAGCCAACTATACTCTCAGTATCTTGGATGCCAGGATTTGGTGCTTCTATTCCCTTAGACCATTTCCAAACAAAAGAATATACTTCACCTGGGTGGAACTGGAAGAAGATGTTAAGGAAATTTGGGGAAGAGGTAATCGAGAATTATGAGATAACTAAGGTTGCATGGAACTGGAAATTTGATGACCAGATAAATCAGAAGTATCAGATATTCTACAGAGGTACATGTTTAGATGGTATGCTTGCAAAATATCTACTAAACGAGGAAAAACCTAATGATTTAAAATCAATGGTAAGAAGGTATTTACCAGAGTATGGTAATTATGAGAAGCAAGATGCTTTCGATAAAATACCTTGGGATAAAAAAGAGTTAGACCCACTTTGCCATTATGGATGTCAAGATACGGATTATACTCTTAGGTTAATGATATTCTTTGAAAAGAAGCTGATTGACCTTGGTTTGTACAGTACCTTCAGGAATTTAATTATGTCTGCATCAAGGGTACTCACTTCAGTAGAGAAGAATGGTTTGTATCTAGATAGAGAGTTCAATAATCAACTACTGGAAACATATAAACCAAAAATAGATGCGGCTAGACAAGCTATATATGATTTGCCAAGAGTAAAGAAATTCGAAAAGAAGTATAACCAAGAAAAGATTGATAAATATATTCAATCTATCGAAGCTGAACTTGAGGAGCTAGATTATAATGATCCAAAAGATAAACGAAAGATTGTATCAAGGGAACAGAAAATCTCAAATATCAAGGCTGGTATATTCACAACTAAAAAGGAACAAGAATTGATAAGACCTATCAATTTGGGTAGTTCAGTTGATTTACCTGCATTGATGTATTCGGAAGAAGGTTTTCATTTTGAGGTAATTAAGAATAATGAATCCGGTAAACCAAGTACAGATGAAGAGACTCTTACTAATCTAAGGTTAACCGTTAAAAAACCAGATTCACCTAAGGCAATTTTCCTTGATAGGCTTCTTGAATTACGAGGTTTAGAGAAGATGTATAAAACCTATATAGAGGGTTGGAATGAAAAAGTTCAAGATGATGATAGATTACATGGAAGATTTCTTATTCATGGGACTACAAGTGGAAGATTATCCTCTGCAGAACCCAATGCTCAACAAATTCCCAAGACATCCGTAGACCCCAATATTAAATTACAATTAAAAGCTCCTAAAGGAACCTTATATATTGCTAGTGATTTTAGCCAGGCAGAATTAAGAATTATGGCTCATCTATCTGGAGATGAAACTTATCTTAATGCTTTTAACTCTGGTCAGGACCCTCACTTAGCAATTGCTGCTACTAAATATCATATACCCTATGAAGAAGCTCTTAAGATATATGAGGATGAAAATCATCCAGAACATAAGATATGGAAGGTGAGAAGAAAGCAAGCTAAACAAATTGCTTTTGGACTTATTTATGGAATTGGTGCAAAATTACTAGCAGTAAAACTATCTGACCCAAAATCTGGTATTATAGTTACACCAGAAGAAGCCCAAAAGGAAATGGACATATTCTTTGGTCAACACCCCAAGTTGAAGACCTTCTTGAAGAAACAAGAGAAATTCCTTAGAAAGAATGGGCATCTGGTATCATTATTTGGGAGGAAAAGAAGATTACCCCAAATATATTCAAATGATAAGGGAGAAGAAGCTTATGCTTTGAGATTAGCATTAAATTTCCCATGTCAATCAGCAGCATCTGATATGTGTTTATTTGGAAGTATTCTCATATACTACTTAATGAGACAAGGTAAATTACCCTCTACTAAGTCTGTATGTTTGGTACATGATGCTAATTATCAGATTACTAAACCAGAGAATATTAATATTTGGAGTATATATGAGATGTGGCAAATTTATAGGAACCCATTAACTAAGCCATACTTCGGCTTTCAGATAGATGATGTCACAATGGACATGGAGTTTGTTATTGGTAGGTCAATGGCAGAAGAGTTACCTTTTATTCCGGGTTATGATTATAAGAAAATGTTAGAACCTGATTTCTCAGTAGAAGAATATATGGAAGAACATAAGAAATATAAACACATACCTATTTCAGAGTATAAGAAACGTTTTAACAAACAAATGAAGCAATATGAAAAAGATTTTGAACGGACCCACGGTATGGAGAGCTAAATGCCCAATATGTGATTGTGAATTTGAATATGACAATAGTGAAACTTTTGGGGTTTATAAAAAATCGGGCGATTATTTTAGGATAGTACAATGTCCTAATTGTAAAACTAATATAAAGCATTCAGATTCAGTATCTACCATTACAGGAGTGAAAAGAGAAGATACTATGTCTACATAAATAATATAAATTTATGGAATTATGGCAACACAGAAAGAGATTGATAATGCAAGCAAATTAACTGCCCTTACTTATATGGTTGCAGGTTGCTTAGGTTATTCTATCGAAAATTTACTTAAGTATTTAGATGGAGTTAATCTAAGGTCGAGTGGACAAGAAAAGATGTTACTTAATCGATTAAAGACTCAGTTATCTCAAGTACAAACTAATCTTACTACTTTAGAGGGATTGGCTTTTAAAGTGATGGCTACAGATGAGGATGGTAAACTTGCTTATGAAGATGCCACCCATATTTATTGGGCTGCATTTTTAGCCTTACTCGATAGGGGTGGTACTGATAACTTATGCGACTTAAGATTAATGGCTTTGGTAGATAAGGTAAGCATCTATAAATCTCTTCTTAATTTGCCCGGTATGAAACTCTCTTATCAAATGGCTTTTGCTCAAGTAACTAAAGCAATAAGCAAAGGGGAATTTAGTAAAGAAGACTTTAAAAACCTATTAGAAGTTTATGAAGACGGAACTGAAAAAACTAAAGGTTAAATTTGAAGGTAAACTTATTGAGATTGATATTCAAAAGGAATTATCTATCAATGAGAATATCATCAATTCTCAGCTACGAGAATCTCCTTCTAGTTATTATGTACTTGCTTCCCTGAGAGATAAGTATATAAAAGAAAGAGATGCTCTAGCAAGGGAAAAAGAAGAAGCTTATTCGAATGCCTGGTTATATTATAAGGATGCTAATGAGAGATGGAATAATGAATACGTATCTCATAAGGCAAACCTTAACAAGAAATACTCTTCTATCAATGAAAGGTATTTGAAAGCTGTAGAAAAAGCAAATAAGTTCATAACTATATGTAAAGCCTATGAGAGTCGGGAGAATATACTAAGAACTATTAATGCGAACCTAAGAAAGGGTTAACCCATTGAACTATAAACAATTACTAACTTTTAAAAACAGTATTAGAATATGAATTATTCAATGACATTTATCTCACCTATTGTAGCTGAGAAATTTAATCAAGAATTACCCGGATGCCCAACAGAAAACCGGGTACTTATTTTATCTCCCAAGGAGGTAAACCAAACTAAATCTGGTTTGATTATCCCTGAACAAGTAAAAGAGGGAGTTCCTCGTAAAGGGGTTGTAGTAAAGAGTGGGGAAATTACTGAAGAATACAAAACCTACCGAGAATTGGTTGCTGTAGGTAGAATAGTTACCTATGGTTTGTATGCAGGTAAAGAACTTGAATTCGAAACGGACAAACTATCCCCTGCTCTCAAACAGCTTTTAGAGAAAAACGTTCTTACCGTATTGAGTATGAACGAAGTAGTTTACTCAGAACCGAATAATTAAAACTAATAATTATGATAAAAGACAAGAAGAAAAAGAAAGTTTCATCAGA